AAGTATAATTAAAAGCAAGGTGTTAAGCCAGTTAACGGGTTCGAGGGGACAAAAAGTTATTGTAGCTTTTAACAACAACCAAGAAAGTAAAACAACGGTAGACGATTTACCGTTAAACGATGCGCCAGAACATTACACTTACTTAAGTGAGGAATGCGTAAAGAAAATTATGTTAGCGCATAACGTTACAAGTCCGTTATTATTTGGTTTAGGTTCGGCAAATGGTTTTAGTTCAAACGCTGATGAATTAAAAAACGCTTCTATTTTATTTGATAACATGGTAATTAAGCCTATTCAAGACCAAATTATAGAAGCTTTTAATAAAATTTTAGCTTATAACGGAATTACTTTGAAGTTATTCTTTAAAACGTTACAGCCTTTAGAGTTTGTTGATTTAGAAAACGCACAAAACGAAGAACAAGTAGCTGAAGAAACGGGAACGGAATTAAGCAAAGTAAACACGGAATTAGAAGAAATATTAAACGAAGTAGACGCTAACCAATTAGGCGAAGGCTGGGTAATGGTAGACGAACGAGAAGCTTCAGAAAATGACGAAGAATTAGATTCGCAATTAATTAAAGCTGAATTAGATTTAGAGCCTAAAACAACGCTTTTAAGCCGCTTAATTAACCTTGTTCAAACTGGCAACCCTCAACCCGATAAAAAGAGCGCACAAGATAAAAAAGTAGGAGATTTAAAATACTTTAAAGTTCGTTATAAATACACGGGAAATAAAGCACCCGACCGTGACTTTTGTAAAGCAATGATGTCAAAAGAAAATAGGTTGTTTAGAAAAGAAGATATTGATGCAATGAGTAGAAGGGCGGTTAATCCGGGTTTTGGCGAAGGCGGTGCAAATACGTACGATATATTTCGTTTTAAAGGCGGCGCACGATGTCACCACAAATTTTCAAGGGTAACTTTTATGTTAGATTTAAACGCTATTGAAAAAGGTTATTCTGAAATAGGAACAAGAGCAGCAGAAATTAAAGGATATAAAGTAACGAACCCTTACGAAGTTTCAATATACCCTAATAATTTACCTTTAAAAGGGTTTAGCCCGCGAAATAAAAATTTACCTTCAGACGTAATATAAAATGGCAGAAGCACTACTCATAACAAGACAAGACGTTGTTAAGTTCACTGCAATGAATGGCAACGTAGACACGGACAATTTTATTCAGTACGTCAAAATAGCACAAGACATTCACATTCAAAATTACTTGGGTACTGATTTACTTGAAAAATTAAAGTCCGAAATTATTTTAGCTTATTCGGGAATACCAACAGCTATTACAATTAGCAATCAAGGAACGGGATATACAACGGGAACGGCTATAAATACAACAAGTACAACGGGAACGGGCTTAAAGTTAAATATTACTGCGGCGGGTGGTTTAATTACTGCGGCTACAATTAACACGGCGGGTACGGGTTACACGGTAGGAAGTACGGCAACGGTAACGGGCGGCACAAATGGAGCTGTTACAATAAGTTCAATTTACGATATACCTACAAACTACAAAAACCTTTTAGTTACGTATGTAAAGCCGATGCTAATACATTGGGCAATGGTTGAATTTTTGCCATTTGCGGCTTTCACGATAGCGAACAAAGGGGTGTATAAACACAATTCGGAAAACGCTACGAACGTAGAAAAAGTAGAAATTGATTTCTTAATAGAAAAAGAGCGTTCTATTGCACAACATTATACTGAAAGGTTTATTGATTATATAGCATTTAACAACGATTTATTTCCTGAATATAATAGTAACTCAAATGGGGATATGTACCCGGATACAAATAACAATTATACTGGCTGGTATTTATGAAGAACTACAAACCAAAAGACGAAAACATAAAGAAATTATTAACCTATTTAAGTAAGCAAAATGGCAAACGTAAAGATAAGTCAATTAACGGCAAAGGGAAGTAATATAGTTGCTTCAGATCGTTTTGCAATTGCGCAAGACGATGGAGGCGGTACGTTTTCAAGTAAGTACGTAACAGGCGCTCAAGTATTCAATAAAACAATGGTTACATATTCGGCTTCGCTAACTAACTTAACTTTATCGGATGCTAATAAAATTATAAAAACAGACCGCGGTACGGCAAATGATTTACGTATTCCGTTAAATTCAAGCCATGCGTTCCCGATAGGAACGGAAATGATTGTGTATCAACATGGTGCGGGACAAACTACTATTATGGGAACTGCTGGAGTTACCGTACATTCAACGGGTGGTAAAACTAAAACAACGGGACAATATTCGGTTGCAACGTTAATAAAGGTAGGTACTGATGAATGGGTTTTATTTGGAGATATAACAACTTAAAAAAAAATAATATGGCGAATGATATAGGCTGGGGTGAAGGAGCGTGTAATAACGATATAGGCTGGGGAATAGCACAAGAATATTTTTCATGTAGTGGTTCGGGTGAAGCACCCGTAGGAGCTACATTAATGAAAACGGGACAAACTACTTCGTATAGAACGGGAGACGATGGGGATTTAGAAGCGGGACGCGCTACTTCATTTAGTGTTTTAAGCGCTAATAATCCTTTCGGAAATACGAATAGATTTACGGACACTTTAGGCGGTACGGCTTATGCTAATAATATTGTGATTGACTGGAGTACGTATAACGGAACTACGGTTTTAGGGTGGTACCGTTTAGCTATGCCAACAACGGGAACTTATACTTGGAACCAAGCGGTTGACGCTGGTTTAGCATTTACAAGTGGTTCGTTTACTACTGGTTGGAAGTTAGCAAATATCGCTGAATATTTTAGCTTATATAACTTTGCAAATACGCCAGCAAATAAATTAAATTATTCGCCTTTTAGTTTAGTGGCTGACTTTTGGTCAAGCACAACGGATGCAAACGCTACAATAAACGCTTTTTATTCTATTAATTCTGTTACATTACATATTTTTACAACAACCAAAGTATCAGGTATAAAAGCATTATTTAATAGAACGTTTACAGTTTCAGGAACAACTTTATCTTAATATATAAAAAAATGGCAACTTATAAATTCCCTCAATTCAACGTAACAATAACGAACCCCGTAGTTACGGTTGAAAAAATTAACGATTTAATAAACGAAAAAAATTGTAGCGCTGATGTGCTATTAACAACTAATTCCGCAATTTTCGGTGTAACATTTTCAGGCTTTACTTACGTTGAAAGCTGGGACGACCAAGACGTAATAGACTGGGTTAATAATGTAGAACTACCGAAATACCAAGTTAAATGAAAATGATACCGATAACACAATTCATTGAAGTGATAAAAAAACAAGGAGCAATAGGAGTTTTAGCGTTATGGCTTGCGTACACGCATTTCGAAGTACAAGACGTAAAAGACCGTTTATACAATTGTTTAGATAAAAACGAATACTACAACAGAAAGCCTATTGAAGAAAGGCAACCAATTTTACCAAGCGTAAAAAATGACACGGTAGCCGTAGTTGAAAATAAAAGCCGTAAATTAGCGAAAAAATAATTTATGAAGCTAACTAATAATTTTAATTTAAACGAGTTTAATAAGCATAATTTCCCGCTTACCGAAACTATTTTACGTAACATTCAAGAACTGGCGAAGAACTTACAAGTTTTACGTGATGAGCTTAAAAAGCCTATTAAGATAACAAGCGGTTACCGTGATCCGTCTTTTAATAAGAAAATAGGCGGCGCAAGTCAATCGCGACATTTAACGGGACAAGCTGCGGATTTAAAGATTGAAGGTTACACGCCTAAACAAGTAGCGGCAATAATTGAAAAGTTAATAGCTGCTGGCAAAATGAAACAAGGCGGTTTAGGAATATATAGTACGTGGATACATTACGACTGCAGAGGGACGGCTGCACGTTGGACAAAATAAATAATTATGGCAAAGAAAAAAATAAACATTGACACGGATAATATAGACGTGAATTTAGAAAAAGACGGAACGAACGTAAAGATTGACATCGATACGAAGAACGTAGACATTAAAATAGTACGTGACGAGATACGCAAAGAATTCGATTTAGATTCTAAAAATATAGATATTCACGTGGAAAAGACCCCCGCGGGCGTTGAGGTGAAAGTTGACGCGAAGGGGGTTCTTTGGAAAGCAATTGCTAAAAGAATAGTAAAATTTGTTTTAAGACGTTTCAAAGTAGGAAAATAATTTTTTATATTTGTACGCATTTCATACGATGCTTTGTTTAATTTATGATTGACCCCTATTTCGGTAGGGGTTTTTTTATTTATATGAAACTTTTTTTAA